TATTAATATCACAATGGATCTGATTGAGAAGAACTTTAATGAGGTACTAGCTGAAAACATTCCAAAAGAGGTGTTAAATTGAACCTAAACGATGAACAAGAAAGAATCGAAAAGGAAATGAACTCTTTTGGCATTGACAGGTACTACAAGAATGTGAGAGAGGCACGAAAGAGTGGAGGAGAATCAACAACTCTCTATGGAATCACCTTAATGAAGGAAGCTCTTGATTCTGTGTCAGATGGCATCAAAGAGTTTCTTGAGGAAGCATTAGCAGGTGGAGTGGGAAAGTATCAGAACTCTGCACTCACACTTGGATTAATGAATCGTGAGGTGACAGGTTATCTAACTTTGAAGTATGCTCTTGATGGAGTATCACAAAGGAGTCCATTTACTCGTGTTGCCATGAAGTTAGCTGGTGCAGTAGAGGATCAGTTCAAGTTTGACTTATGGGACAAAGGTGAAGAATCAAAGAAGATATTCAGGAGGATCAAGAAGAAGATAACCTCACGTACCAGTAACAGACTCTATCGTAGGTACAACATCATTAGAACCATGAGTAGAGTGGAGTTACTAGACCACAATCCGTGGAGTAAAACAGAAAGACTGCACTTAGGTAGTAAACTCATTGACATACTCATTAGAACAACTGGTTTAATGGAGATTAAGACAGTCCAGTTTGGAAGAACCAAACGTGTTATTTATCTTCAGGCTAATGAAGCAACCCTGTTCTGGATAGAGAATGTCAATAAAGAGGGAGAAGGTCTTCACCCATACTTCTATCCATGTGTAGTACCACCTTTGGATTGGAGTTCACCTTTTAATGGAGGATACCACACCAAAAGGATTGATCCTATTCCAATGATTAAGACTAGGAACAGAGAGTACCTAGATGAGATGCAGAATCACTCAATGCCAATGGAATATGGTGCAATCAATGCTCTCCAAAGGACAAAGTGGATGGTTAATGAACCTGTGTTAAAGGTAATGAGAAAGTGTTGGGAAACTGGTGAATCATGGGCTAATTTACCACCAAGAGAGGACTACAGGGTACTTCCATGTCCAATACAAGGTAAGAAGAAGGACATGACACCTGAACAGTTGGAACTCTTCATAAAGTGGAAGAAGAAAGCAATGACTGTCCATGACCTCAATGCAAAGATGACCAGTAAACGTATCCAACTAGTCAGGACTCTAGCAATGGCACGAAAGTTTAGACAGTACAAAGCTATCTACTTTGTGTACCAATGTGACTTCAGAGGTCGGAAATACACGGTTAATTCCTTTCTCACACCACAAGGCCCGGATTATGCAAAGTCTTTGCTCCACTTCTCTGAAGAATTTCCCATCAACAATGAGGAACAAAGGGATTACTTTGGTGTACATGGAGCAAACTCATTTGGTTATGACAAGGTTTCATTCAAGGATAGAGTAGCGTGGGCTATAGAAAATACTGATAACATTAAACAATCTGCTAGAGAACCACTTAACTTTAGGTGGTGGACTAAAGCAGATGAGCCGTGGACTTTCTTAGCATGGTGTATGGAGTGGGCAAAGTTCAGTAAAGAGGGATATGGATTCATGTCTCGGTTACCTGTCTGTTTAGATGGATCAAACAATGGACTCCAGCATTTCTCTGCTATGCTCAGAGATACCATAGGAGGAAAAGCCACAAACCTCACACCAGAGAAGATTCCACAGGACATATACCAGTTGGTTGCAGATGTGGTACTAGAGAAGGTACAAGAGGATGCTAAACATGGGGTTCCCTACTCTAAAGAGTGGTTATCCTTTGGTATAGATAGAAAGATAACTAAAAGACCTGTGATGGTGGTACCTTATGGTGGCACACGTTTCAGTTGTAGAGCATATGTAGAAGATGCAATGGATGACAAGATACTAGCTAACCCAACACATAACCCATTTGGTGAACATGTGTATGAAGCATCACTATACGTAGGTAAGCACGTATGGGAAGCAATAGGTGAGGTAGTAATCAAGTCAAGAGAAGCTATGACATGGCTTCAGGACATAGGTAGAAAGATGTCAGAGAAGAACCTACCTATAATATGGGAGACACCTTCAGGATTTGTGGTACAGCAGATTTACAAGAGCATGAGACCACGAAGGATAACAACCCACATTGATAATGTGTTAATCAAACCCTCTATATTAGAGGAGACAGAGAACTTGGACAAGCGAAGATCAATCAATGGCGTGTCACCTAACTTTGTGCATAGTATGGATGCAACTGCACTCACACTAACTATTAACAGGTGTATAAAGGAGGGTATAAACAATTTCTCTGTGGTGCATGACTCATATGGAGTACACGCACACTTTGTTCCACGTATGGCAGATGCAATAAGAGAGTCATTTGTGGAGATGTATTCGGAGACGGATGTACTTACTAACTTTTATGATGAGGTTATAGATGTGATACCAGAACTTGAGGAACCACCTAATCGTGGAGACCTTGATATAATGGGAGTTCTGGATTCCGAGTACTTCTTCTCCTAAATATGGACATTCTAGGTTCAACACAAACAATAACACACACGAAAGGAAAATATGGCAGGAAAATATCCAGTCACTCCGAAGGGAGAGTTTCGTTGGCCTCACATCATGGTGGCTGACACAACTTATAAAGCAGAAGGTCAGTTTCATATTAAGGTACTTCTTAGTGGTGCGGAAGCTGAAGATATGCAGAAGATTGTTGATAAGGCACACTCTGAATGGAAGAAGAAGTGTCAGCAAAAGTCGGCAAAGAAATGGCAGGAGTATTTGCCATATAAGGTGTCACTTGATGATGATGGTATGGAGGAAGGAACTGAGTTCCACTTCAAACTTAAAGCATCAGGTACAAATGGTCGTACTGGACAGACATTCACACAAAGACCTGTGGTTGTTGGGCCAAAAAATGAACCGCTTCCATCCACCATTAAGGTAGGTAATGGGAGTATTGGTAAAGTAGCTTATGAGATTGCTCCATATGAGCATGGAACATCACTTGGTGTTCAACTTAGGTTACGAATGGTTCAAGTTCTGAAGCTGGTAGAATATGTAGCAAGTGGAAACGCTGATGACGTATTCGATGTGGAAGAAGAGTACGAGGTTATCGTAGAAGAAGGAAACAACCAAACAGAAGAGGGGAAAGCCTTTGACGATGAAGAAGAACAGTCCGGTGACTTTTAGATCTGGTCTTGAGCAACGGATAGCGGACAACTTAGCAACACTTAAATGTAAATGTGAGTATGAGCCAATGTCCGTTGCTTATTTCGTTGAACACAAATATAAACCCGACTTTGTGCTATCCAATGGTGTCATAATTGAAGCAAAAGGATACTTCAGATACAAAGAACAAAGGATGCACAGGTCAATTAAAGAACAACATCCAGAACTAGATATACGATTTGTGTTCTCTAATGTGAACAGTCGTGTTCAAGGTTCTAAATTAACATGTGCAAACTGGTGCAAGAAACATAACTTTCTGTATTCGGAAGAGATTGTACCTCATGAATGGACTAAGGATGTCAAGAAGAAAAGAAACTAACCATATAGTGATCCACTCTACTCAAACAAAACCTAATGCAAACATAAGTATTAGAACTGTCGATGAGTGGCATCGTAAAAGAGGATTGCTAAAGGTTGGTTATCATTTCTTCATAAGGCGAGACGGTTTAATTGAGGTAGGTCGAGGCCCGAATGAGATAGGAGCACACATTAAGGAGCATGATTCAGACTCAGTTAGTGTGTGTTTAGCTGGTGGATTAAACACTAGAGGTGTGACGGCACCAGACTACTCTAAAGGACAGTTGGAGTCTTTATTTGTTTTAGTAAAGACTTTGAAGTACATGTATTCGGATGCTAAAGTAGTAGGTCACAGAGACCTGAGTGAAACAGAGTGTCCATCATTTGATGTGAAGGAATGGTGGATAATGAATGAAGATAATGCTGGTCTACTTAAGTATAAGGTAGGTGGATCAGGTGTTTGGGTTAATTAGTAAAGGGGAAACATGAAGTGGAAAAATAAACAACCAGATCCAGATGAGATAAAAGAGAGGTTTGCTTTCTCATATAAAGCACTTGATTACTCCAAGATATTAACTGATGATTGGAGAGACTGTACAACTAAGAAGAATAAGATAACCTTTGAGGCTAACTCACTAAAAGAAGTCTTAGAGAATTTCCACACATTTTTAAATACTGTGGGTTATTCTTATGTTGGTAAGATAACATTGGAAAGTAAAGACGGTACAAAGACATGGACTACCTAGACACACACGAAGAGAGTGAGTTCATACAGCATGAGCCGTGTCCTGAGTGTGGGTCACGAGATAACTTAGCTCGTTATGATGACGGACATGCCTTTTGTTTTGGCTGTAACTACAGAGAGAAAGCAGGAGGAGAACAGAAAGTAGTACTAGAGAAAGGAGATAAACACATGGATTTTGTTGACGGTGAAGCAACAAGCCTAAATGCTCGTGGTATTTCTTTGGAGACTTGTAGAAAGTGGGACTACTGTATAGGAGAGGTTGCAGGACAACCAGTACAGATTGCCAATTACAAAGATTCAAGTGGACAGAGGGTAGCACAAAAGATTAGGTTCCGTAATAAAGACTTCCATACCAGAGGTGACATAAAGGAAGCAGGATTATATGGACAGCATCTCTGGTCAGGTAAAGGAAAGAAAGCAATAGTTTGTGAAGGTGAGATAGATGCATTATCAGTATCTCAGTCACAAGGTAACAAGTGGCCTGTGTACTCTGTTCCAAATGGGTCAGCAGGAGCTTCAAAAGCTGTCCGTAGGAGCATAGAACTATTGAATGGGTACGAAGAGGTCATCTTTTGTTTTGATAACGATGATCCGGGTATTAAAGCATCAAGAGAATGTGCTCAAGTTCTACCTCCCGGTAAGGCTAAGATAGCAAAGCTACCTTTAAAGGATGCTAATGAAATGTTAGTTAAAGGTAGAGTAAGAGAGTTAATTGACTGTATCTGGCAAGCTAAAGTCTATAGACCAGATGGTATCGTGAATGGTAAAGATCTGTGGGACATAGTAAGTGCGGAAGATTCCATGTCATCATGTGAGTATCCATATGCAGGTGTAAATAAGAAGACTCTTGGTATGAGGAGAGGTGAGATAGTCACGATCACAGCAGGTGCAGGTATAGGAAAGTCACAGGTTTGTAGAGAGATGGCAAATCACATGCTTAACCAAGAGGAAACAATAGGATACATTGCATTAGAGGAGTCCAACAAGAGGACAGGACTAGGATTCATGGGACTCTACCTAAACAGGCCATTACATTTAGGTAATGTTGAGGTCGAGGAGGAAGAGTTCAAGGAAGCCTTCGATCATACCTTGAACACAGGTAGAATCTACATGTATGACCATTGGGGTTCACTAGAAGGTAACAATCTTTTAAATAAGATACGATACATGGTGACAGCATGTGGATGTAGCTTTATAATACTGGATCACATATCTATTGTGGTATCAGGTATCGAAGAAGGAGATGAGAGAAGAACCATTGATAACCTGATGACCAAGCTACGTGGTCTGGTTGAAGAGGTGAACTGTGGTCTCATACTGGTGTCACATTTGAAGAGACCTCAAGGTAACAAGGGTCATGAGGATGGAGCACAAACAAGCATGTCTCAACTAAGAGGTTCTGCATCCATAGGACAGCTATCTGATATAGTGATAGGGTGTGAGAGAGACCAGCAAGGTGATGATCCTGACCGGACTACAGTTAGGGTACTTAAAAACAGATGGACAGGTGAAACAGGTATAGCCTGTGAGTTAGACTACGATCATAAAACAGGTAGGCTAACTGAGGTACCACTAGATGAGATTCCCTTCGATGAAGAAGAGACAGACGAGAGTTGGTCTGGTGATAGTGCGGTGTTCTGATGGATTTATTTGAGACACTACACACAGACAGTTGTTCAATATGTGGACAGACTTCACAATTCGTAGGTGATGGTGTTACTGGTATGTTTGGTAATATTCCAGTTACGTTCTGTCAACTATGTTTAGATTCAATGATTGCAATGGTGAGAGATTTAAGTGGGGGGGAAGATGAAGACATGTGTATTTGATATAGAAACTGATGGACTACTAGAGGACTTAACTAAGATACATTGTCTAGTTCTCTATGATGTAGAGGAAGGTAAGCTATCTTCGTTTATTGGTGAGCAAATATTAGACGGACTATTTTTACTGAAAAATTTTGACACGATTATAGGACACAACATTCTAGGGTTTGACCTTCTTGCTTTGAAATCACTTTTCAAATGGAAACCAGAACCAACACAAAAGGTAAGAGACACGTTGGTCTGGTCTAGGTTAGTGTATCCAGACAGAGCAAAGAGAGACTTCAACAATCAAGCTATTGACAAAGACCAGTATGGTAGACACTCACTTAAGTCATGGGGTCAGAGGTTAAACTTTGATAAGGGTGAGTTCACAGACTTTGAAGAGTTAAGTGATGAGATGGTAGAGTACTGTGAGAATGATGTTCAACTTAACTACAAACTATACTGTAAGTTACTTGAAGCAAAGTTTCCAGATGGTTCAGTACAGTTAGAGCATGACATACATACCATATGCTTAAGACAAACTGAAAATGGATTTCCTTTTGATGTTGAAGGGGCATCCAAGTTGTATGCAGAACTAGCAGAGAAGAGAGACAAACTACAAGGTAAGTTAAAGGAAGTCTTTGGCTCATGGGTAGTGGATGAGGGTTCAAGAAGGAATGATACTTACAATAAGATAAAGATTGTGGACTTCAATCCTAACTCTCGTAAACACATAGCTAAAAGATTAACAGAGTTAAGAGGTTGGAAGCCTAAAGAATTTACACCAACCAATGAGCCGAAGGTAGATGAGCAGATACTATCTAAGCTACCTTATCCAGAAGCAAAGCTAATGGCAGAGGCATTTGGTGTGAACAAATTAATAGCTCAACTATCAGAGGGGAAACATGCTTGGTTACATCACGAAAAGAATGGCAAGATTCACGGATCAGTTAATACAATGGGTTCAATTTCAAGTCGTTGCTCTCACTCCCATCCTAATATCGGTCAGGTACCTAGTGTCAAGACACCATATGGAACAGAATGTAGGAAACTATTCTATGCACCACAAGGCTTTAGTCTACTTGGATGTGACATCAGTTCTCTTGAGATTAGGGTTGTGTCTCATTATCTTGCTTCCTTTGATGGTGGTCGTTATGCTAAAACTGTGGTTAGTGGTGATATACATGAAGCTAATCGAAAAGCTGCTGACCTTCCTAGTAGGGATCAAGCTAAGACTTTTATTTATGGTCTTTTATATGGTGCCGGAGAAGCGAAGTTGGGTCAGATTGTGGGCAAGGATAAAGGAGAAGGTAGGAAACTAAAGAACAGATTCTTCAAGAAGGTACCAGCATTTAAGAAACTAAGAGAAGAGGTGTTCAGGAAAGCAGAGAAGGGATACCTATTCGGTATTGATGGAAGGAAAGTTCCAGTAAGATCAACACACTCATCACTTAATTCCTTATGTCAATCAGCAGGAGCAATCATATGTAAGAAATGGGTGGTTGAATTCCATAGGCTGATGAAGGAGAAAGGATTTAAAGAGGATGAGGACTACCAACAAGTTGCTTTCATTCATGATGAGATACAGGTACTTGTTAAGAGTGGGTTGGAAGATTATGTGGGTGAGGTTGCACTAGAAGCTATTACTAACTCAGGTAAACTTCTTAATTTAAGAGTACCCTTGACAGGGGAATATAACTTCGGTTCTAATTGGGCTGAAACACACTAACAAAAGGGACAAATGAAATTATTAATTGATGGTGACATTCTAGTTTATAAAAATTGTTGTGCATGTGAAAGGGAAGTTGATTGGGGTGACGATATATGGACACTTCATTGTGACTTCAAGGCAGTTAGGAATCTAATTGATTCAGAGATTAGCCAGCTTAAGGAGGACTCAGGTGCCGATGATGTAGTAGTATTCCT